GATAAAGGAGATTAAAATAATCTCTAAGATGGGTGGCGTTGTTAGTCAAGTCGCAAAGGATAGGTTAAAAGAAATTGAAGAAGAGCAGTTAGGATTAGTTAAAAACTTAGAAAGCCTTAACCAACAATTAGAAATATTTGACATCAAGCAGGCTAAAATAAAGAGCGATAAGATTAAACAAGCCAGTGCTGAATCTGCAAAGGAAAGAGCAAAAGCAGCAGAGGAAGAAAAGAAACGATTAGAGAAAGAGCAAGAGGAAATTGATAAGATAATAATAAAGCACGCAGAGAAAAGAAAGGTTAGTAACATTGAATTAATTGAGGAAGAGAAAAGCAGTTATTTAGACTACATGGCTTTAATTCAAAAAACCGCTTTAGAGCAACAAGCAGCAGAGGACTTGTTAAGAGAAGAGAAAAGAAAGAAGCAGGAAGAAGATATTAATAACGCTGCTAACTTAATCGGATCATTAACCGCTTTAAATAACGCAGCATTAGAAGCGCAGTTAGCAGGTGCAGAAGGTAATGAAGCAAAACAAAACGAAATAAGAAAGAAAGCGTTTGCAAGAGATAAAGCGTTACAGTTAGCAATGGCAACGGTTAACGGAGTGCAAGCAGTATTAAGTACGTTTGCAGGAACGCCAGGAGGGTTAGTAATAAAAAGTATTGCAGCAGGTTTAGCAGGAGCAACAGCACTAGCCAACATAACTAAAATAGCACGTACTAAATTCGAGGGTAGTGGAGGTGGTTCTGTGCCTAGTAGTTTAGGTAACACAGCAAGCGGAGCAGGTGGAGCAGATGTAAGACCAGTAACTAACACTACTACAACTACAGGAGAAAGCACAAAGGTTTATGTAACAGAACAAGACATAAGTAATACACAAAACAAGGTAAGCGTAAATGAAGCGCAAGCCACAATATAATAAATAATGGAAACTTACGAATTAGCAATTAATAAAGACGATGCAAAAGGTGGCGTAGACTACATAGCATTAGTAGATAGACCTGCAATAGAATCTGACTGGCAGGCTTTCAAAGAAGCAAAGCAAACCTTTAAAATAGAGGATGAAGAAAAGAGAATAGTAAGCGGCTACTTTATGATAGCAGATAAACCTATTTACAGAAACAACGACCAATTAGGAGAGCATAACGTAATATTCAGAGCAGGAGTAATTAAAGACATAGTTTTTAAATTCATGGCTAATGGGTTTAATGCAAACACTAATCTAATGCACGATGAAAACTTGAAACTTTCTGACGTGTTTATTTTTGAATCTTTACTAATTGATAGAGATAGGGGTGTTAATCCTCCTAATGGTTTTGAAGATGCTCCTGACGGTTCTTGGTGGGGTTCTATGAAAGTAGAGAATGATAAGGTTTGGAGTTTAATTAAGGAAGGGAAGTTTAGAGGATTTAGTGTAGAAGGGTTCTTTTCTTACGTAGATGAATCAGAAGAGCAAACACTAAGAAGCATTAAAGAGGTTTTAAATTCAACCTTAGAAGATGCTCAAAAAGAAGATAGTATAAAAATACTTTTAAAAAATATTACACAATAGTAAACAATTAATACTTTATAGTTATGAGTGAAATAACAATTTTAGACAAAATCAAAAAAATCGTTTTTGGCGAAGAAACGGCAGAAGTGCCAGTAGTCGAAGATAAGTCTAAATTTATGGAAGCAACTTTAGAAGATGGTACATTAGTTAACATTGAGCCTGCACTAGAAATAGGAGCAGCAGTAGTGGTAATTGATGCAGAAGGTAATCCAATGGCAGCACCAGATGCTGAACACGTTTTAGCAGGTGGTGATAAGATCATTACAGTTGAGGGGGTAATTACTGAGATTATACCGTTTGAAGATGAAGCCGAAATAGAGGAAGAAGTACCAATGGCTACAGAGCCAACGGAAACACAAGAGCAAAGAGTTAAAAAAGTAGTTGAATCTATTGTAAAAGAGTCACACTTTGCTAGTGAAGAAATGGTAAATAAAGTTTCTGAGGAACTTAAAACACTATTCACAGAAGAACTAAACAAAGCAAAAGCAGAAATTAAAGACATGGTTTTTAGTTCGTTTGTAGAGTTTGGAGAAACACCAAAGAAAGAAGCAACTGAAAAGCCAGTAGCAAAAAAGAAAAAAACAAATTTATTCATTAAATAAAAAATAAAATTATGAGTTTTAACGTAGCAGGATTAAGTGCATACATAGAAAATGCAGACTTTCCATTAATCGCAGCGGTTCAAGTATCAAGTGATACAGCAGCCCTAGCAACAAAACAATTAGGAATTAAAGGTAGTTCTAAATTACATTACCTTACTTCTGATGTAGTATTTCAAGACGGCGCAAACTGTACAAGGTCAGCAAGTGGAACAACTACTTTAACAGATAGAACTATTACAGTAGGTGATATCGCAATTTATGAGAATCTTTGTGCTAAAGACCTTATCGGTAAGTATGCACAGATTTATATGGCGCAAGGTGCAGCAGGAGATAAAGTGTTACCAGAAGAGGTTAATGCTGCTTATATGCAACAAAAAATGGAAGGTATCAAGAAACAAATTGAAGTTTCAGATTGGACTGGCGATACGGGGTCAGGGACGAACAACCTCTCTTACTATGATGGCTGGGCAAAGTTAATCGATGCAGGTTCACCAGTAGACGGTAACACAGGAGCAGTAACAGTAGCAACAGGTGTAACTGCTGCAAACATTATCGCTATCCTACAGGGTATGTTTTTATCTATTCCTCAAAATGTAAGAGGTAGAGATGACTTGTCTATCTTTATGCCAAGAGGTTACTACGATTTGTATGTAGTTGCTTTGATTAATGCTAACTTGTTTCACTTTATCGGTGAAGATGGTGTAACTAAATTACATGGAACTAACGTAGCAGTAAGACCTACAGATGGACTTAATGCAGTAGATAGAATGTTTTGTACTTGGAACGGTAACTTAGTTATTGGAATGGACGGAGACGAAGAGCAAGATAACCTTGAGGTTAGACTTGACCCAGTTACTGAAAAGAATATTTTCTTTGATGCTGAGTTTAAAAGAGGTACACAAGTATTCTTTACTGAGGAAGTAGTTGAATTTACGTTAGTACCGTAATAGAAATAAATTAATAACTTAAGAAGGGTAGTGGTAATATACTGCTACCCTTTTTTTATAAAAATAAAAATAATATGGCGTGTTTACTTACACAGGGATTTACCCTAGATTGTGCTGATAATATCGGCGGAATTGAATATATTTTACTTGCTAACTTTTCAGAGGTTAGCGCATTTACAGAAGCAAGCGGTTCTATTTCTGCTATTACTGCAAGTGGTACTTTTTACAAGTATGAACTAGAGCAAGAGGATGCAGACTTAACAGCAACTGAAAACAGAAGCGCAGAGAATGGTACTTTCTTTGTAGAGAATGTAATGAACTTTACTATTGACAAATTGAGCGCAACTAAAAGCGAAGAGTTGAAACTTATGGCAACGGCTAGGAAGTTAATTGCAATTGCTAAACTTTCAGACGGTCAATTTATTTGTCTAGGTTTTGATCGTGGAGCAATGAAGCAAGGAGGAACTAACCAAGCAGCAACAGGTAAAGCATACGGAGATAAGCAAGGTTACACAGTTGGGATAACTGCTAAAGAATCTCACTATCCATACTTTACTGACCAGTCTGTAATTGATACTTTAACAGTAGCATAAATAAAAAAGGAGGGTGTAAATCTAAAAAGCCTACTTAGTTAATTCTAGGTAGGCTTTTGTCTTTGTTATTTAGTTTCGTATTTAAAAAGTCCCCAAAGTATAGATATTGATTTACTATTAGTTACTTTAATAGTATCTACTTTCTTAGTCGTTCTTGATTTATCTATTATTTTCTTAGCCGTCCTAACACTTGATAATGTTGCAGTAGGTTTACTGCTTCCGAGTTTGTAGGTTAAATGAGTTTCTATTGACTTCAAACTTCTATCTAGTTTTTTACTCATCTCTAACCTATCTACTATTCCGTTATTATCTATAACATACTTAGTCTCTTCTTCTGTCCATCTTTTAGGATTTCTTTTTATTTTCTTTTTAACTTCTTTTTTACTATATCCTTTATAGATTCTTATACATTCCTCTTTTACCTTCTTAGACATTGCTAAGTTTGGCTCGATAGTATTCCAAGTATATTTAATATCATTATTCTTACCTTCTCTAGTAACTATCTTATTCTCAACTAATACTTTACTGAAAGTAGTTGGTAATTTAAACTGTTTTGATATTTTAACTAGACTAACAGATTGAGTGTAGTTAAGTACGTTTCTTAATTCTTTTAACGCTTGGAAGTAATTCATTTCTTCATTCATAATTTTATCGTTTTATTTTGTTAATGCAAAGTAATAACAAACATTTCAATTAATCATTACCGTCTATCATTTTATATTACCGTTTATAAAAAACCGTTTTTAATTTATTTTTATACTTTATAGTTATGACAGAGTTTAAAGATAATTTAATAGGGCATAAATTTAACGGCAAAGGATATAGAGGTATTCTTATTTGCGAAGAGAATAAAGACTTACTAATTAAGTTAGAAGCAGACGTTTTCAAAGAAGTTAAAAAGGCTAAGAAGTTTAAAGGTATTAAAGAAGATAAAGTAGAAGATGACAATAGCAATTCATAAAGGTATATTAAATGAATTTGCTTTATCTTATATTTTAGATAAATCTATTTACACGGCCAGAACTTACAAATTTAGTTTTATAGGTGGTTCTACTAAGGAAACACAAACGCTTGTATTAGTTCCTACAGTAGCAAGTAATAGATATTCTTTTACACTTACAGAAGGTACAGATATTACTTTTACTAATGATGGCTTTTATGAGTGGGAGTTATACGAGGTAGAAGATATTACCTTAAATGAAAACTTACTATGCGAGGGCTTTATGAAAGTTTACAATACTAGAACAGCACCAACTACACCAACCGCTTTAGACGGTAAAACATACAAAGTATTTAATAATGGATAACAAAGAAAAATATAGTTTTAGTTTCATTAGTTTTGATGCACACCAACCGCCTAAGATTTTTGAAAAGAAAAACGCTGACTGGATCATATTTGGTGACGGTGAAGGATATGTAAATAATTACCCTCAGTATCTTCAAGACAACTACGATAAGTCACCTACACACGCATCTATAGTTAACGGTAAAATCAATTACACCGTTGGTAATGGATTAGAAGTTCAGTACTATTCAGATGTTGCAAGTTTAGCAATGGCTAAAGCAACTATTAGAAAGGTTAACGAGTATGAAGATGCTGACGACTTAAATAGAAAGTTAACTACTGATTTGATTATGTTTGGCGGTTTCTACGTTGAATTAATACCATCTAAGAACGGCAAAGGAATTAGTAGTTATCATTTAACCTTTAACTCTATTAGACGTTCTAAAGAAGATGCAGATGTTTGGTATTATACTGAGGACTGGGATTGCAGAAAACCACAGAACAATGAAGACTTTAAAGAGTTCAGAACTTATAACCATGAGGAAGGATTTAAGGACGGTGTAAATTACTTAGTAGACTATTCTATCTACAGAAGTGGTAACGAGCCTTACGCATTACCAGACTATTTGGCTGCTAATGGTTACATAGAATTAGATTGGAGGATAGGTAACTTTTTGCTAAACCATGTTAAAAATGGATTTGCTGCTTCATATATTATTAACTTTCAAAATGGAATACCTAAGGAAGAGCAGAAAGCACAGATAGAAAGACAGATTAAAAAGAAATTAGCAGGAGATGGAAACGGAGGTAGTTTTGTTTTAAACTTTAGCGACCCAGACACAGCACCTGCAACTATAGAAGTAATTCCTACAGATGGACATGACGATAGGTTTAACACTTTAAAAGAAGCCGTTAGAGATAACTTATTTACTTCTCACAATATAGTAAGCCCTATGTTATTTGGAGTACGTGAAGCAGGTACTTTAGGAGGTAGAACTGAAATGGTAGAAGCGTTTGAGTTAATGCAAAGCACCTACATAAACAATAGACAAAGATTAGTAGAGAAGTTTTGGAATGATTTACTTTATTTTAAAGGTGCAGATGCTAAGTTAGAAATAATTGAAGCAACACCAATAAAAGAGCGTTTAAGTGACGATGTTAGAGTAAGTGTAATGACACAGAACGAAATTAGAGAGGAATTAGGGTTAAAAGCGTTAGAAGGTCAAACACAAACAGAATTAACTAAGTTTCAAGACGACAGAGACAATATGATACTTGAACACTTTGAAACTTGCGGTTTTGAAGAGGATGAGTTAGAAGAGGTTTATAGTAGAAGTATTTTAGCAGGTAGCATAGAGGAAGCGGAGCAGTTTGCAGAGGTTACAACTTTTGAAAATAGCGTTTTAGCCATATTAGTAGACAATCCTACTTTACCACCTGCTGAGATAGCAAAAGCATTAGATACAACACCTAAACGTGTTATGGATGCTTTAAACAACTTAGAAGAAGAAAACTACATAAAGATAACAGATGGAGAAGTAGAAGTTACTAGAGAGGGTGTAAGTAATTCAGAAGAAAGTGAAGTTTTTGTAGTTTATAAATACGCTTTACGACCAGGAGCACCAAGTCTAAAACCAGACGGCAAAGGAAGTAGACCTTTTTGCAGACAGTTAATGGCTTTAAATAGAAATTACACTATAGAAGATATTAGTAAATTAAGGAACGGACAAGGCTTAGACGTATTTACTCATAGAGGTGGGTGGTACACTAGGAAAAATACTGACATTAGAATACCTTTTTGCCGTCACACATGGAAACAACGATTAGTTAAAATTAAGAAATAACATGGCAAACGTATTATTTATAGGAGAAACTTATTTAAAGGAAAATTCTAACATAGACGAGAATGTAGATGTAAAGGAGATTATACCCTCCATTGCAGATGCT